TCCTATCATCCATTCAGTCGCGCCCGTAAAGCGTTGCGCCGAAGTTGTCGTGCCTGTTCCGATTAAATCTTGCGAATTGTAATTAGTTGAAGTGCTAACACCGCCTATTCGAAGTCGCATATACAAATTTTGAGCCGCGGCGGTTTGCCAATTAACAATCACTAGATAATTTGTGTAAGAACTAGTCAAAATTGAATCTGCCGTAACACTAGAACTCGCCGAAAACGATGTTTCCGCTTTAACACAACGCATACCAGGCGTAGCGCCGACTGTTTGCCAAGCCGCGCCGTCATAATATTGTGTCGTGTCGCTTGCCTCAATGTAAGCGAACTGTCCTTCGGCAAGCGTTTTTTCGCCTGTGCCACCGAACGCCGCGTCGCGCGTTGTAGTAGTCGCAAATACCGGAATTCCACTGTTAGTGATATTAAGATTCGTGGCCGTTAAGACGTCGCCGGCGACATAGGTCGGGACCGAAGTTACTGCGTTGATGCCCATAGTTAAACTATATCCTACGCGCCTAGCACGTTATCGGCATCGAGACGCCCGAATGTAGCATCGTTTAAAATTAGCTCATAAACGATAGTCGTCGGCGAAGTGTAGATCCGCATTTTATGACCGTTCCGAGGATCTATAGAATGCTCTAGTCCTTCGATGGCGAGTTCTTCGGTAATGCTTGCCGGGCTCCCAGAAGTAAATGAGCGGGTAATTTCGATAGTGTCGCCTATTTCGAGGATCGCGACGGCGTTTCGTTCGGCTGTCGTGAGCGCCGAGAAACTTACTTGAACGTCTGAGAAGCGCGGCTCCGGAGTTGGTGCTAGAAGATATTGAGCGAGCGCTAAAGCTTGCGCGTCCGTTGAGAGAAGCGATCCCGTTTTAGATACGGCTTGAGTTTGATAGAGAGTTATCGAGGCCGCGTTCGAGTCTGTTTGAGCGGTTCCGCCGACGCGCTCGACTGTCGCCCGGTTAATAACCTGATCCGTCGAGTAGTCGATCGAAAGCCCAGAGTAAGCCGTTTCGGTTCCGTCGTCTTTGAAGATTACGCTCGGCCCGCTAAGAGTGTTACCGATTCGAGCATCGAAAGTTAAGTCTCCGTCGCGTGAAACGTAGACTCTGCCGGCTTCCGCGTCGTCAGAGATGGCGCGTAGATATTGAAGAACGGACGTTCCCTCGGATACGGCGTAAGCGCCGAGAGTCGTCGTTCCCGTCTGTATGTCGCGAGTCGCCGCCGGATAGCTGACTTCGGGACGGTCGAGAATTGTCGTTACTCTTGCCGAAGATAATTCGGTCGATGGAGTGAACGCCGAGAGGAACGTATTCGATAATAGAAAGAGATCGTCGGCGCACGTGATCGTAACGGTCGGAACTTTTTTAGTGAACGCGGTCCCGTAGTCGTAAGCGAAGTCCACGACTCGACCTTTGAATAAGTATTCTCCGTTTCGCGAGAGCCGTATTTGACGAAGCGGCGAGAGGCCGGGAGTGTCGTCCGTTTCGTCATAGTAAACGGAGGCCTCGTTATATGGATCGAAAGAGCGACTCGGATCTATTGCTTGAATAACCATCGTTCCCGGCGATATGGAATCTAGGACGTTCTTCTTTCCTCTGAACGCTCGGATCGCTGTAACTTGTGTCGTGATCTCGGAGAACTGATCGACGCCGTCTAGAACGTAGGTCGTATTGTTTAGGATGCCCTGTTGTGAGTCGTCGAGCGTGAAGCCGTCGCCGAAGCCGGTATCCATCTCTAGGACGTAATTCCCGCCGGTGATTATCGTCGCCATATTACGCGGCTATCTGGACGTCTACCGGCCCGCTAATAAGGTTGTAACGCTGTAACGATTCGACTATCAGATTCGGAAGATTCGCGTCGGCTGTAACGGTATTCACGGTGATATTTACCGGCGCGGCCTGAGATGCGCGAGCCGATTCCATCGCGGCGATCCGTTCCGCCATTCCGAAAGTCGTTAAAGCGGCCGTCTCTGGAGTGCTAAAAATTGTCTGGTCCGGGATTCCGATTCCTACACTTCCTCCGCCGCCTCCGCCGCTAGATCCTCCGCCTCCGGCGGGAAGCGATACGTCCGGGACGGTAAAGCCGGGAGTAGAGATAGTGCCGGGAGTGTCGATCCGGTCGGCTCTGCCGGGAGCATCGAAGCCGGTCCCAGATGGTGAGCTCGGAGCGCTAATAGATGGGAGACTGATCGAGACGTTTCCGATTACGTCGATCTCGACTCCGGGTAATAAATTTAGAGCTTTGATCGCGAAGTTTACGCCGCTAATGATTCCATTGACCATAGCTTCAATTACGTTTAGGACCGTCTCGGCGATGTTAATAACGAATTTTCCAAGCGAAACGAAAGCGTCTAAGAGGTTAAAGACGACGTCGATAACGGGTCCGATCGCTTTTGCGACGATGTCGAATGCGACTGCTAAAACTTTGCCGAGGATCGGCGCGATTCGGTCCTGAATGAAGCCGTAGAACTGTAACAAGAGCTCGCCGTATTTGCGGAACGATTCTCGATTCTCGTCAATTTTTTCGACGATAATATCGAAGATTTTTCGTAAGCCTTCAAAGATCGGGATCGCTACCGACATAACGATAGGGACTAAATAATTAACGATGAGATCGGCGAAGAATCTAAACGCCGGCACGAGATTATCGGTAAAGAATTTCGTTAAAGTTTTCACGACCGGAATCAGATATCTATCGAAAGCCGGGACGAGTTGGTCGTTTATAAAGTCCGTAACGTGCGAGATCGCGTCCGCTAAGAACGGTCCGATCTTGTCGGCGAGATCGGTAATAATCGGAACGAGTTTCGTTAAGAAGAAGTCGCCCAGATTCGAGAAGATAGGCAATAAATAAGAGCCGACTTGCTCGACGAGTTCGCCTCCGACAATTTTTAGACGACTCATCTTCCCCTCGAAAGTGTCCGCCGCTACTGCCGCCGCTCCGCCGAACGTAGCCGAGAGAGCTTGAACCGCTCCGTCAAAGTCTTTAGTTTTAACTAGATTCTCGTCGAGAGGAATTCCGAGCTTTTGTAAGCCGGCGACGTTTCCGCCATAAGCCTTCGAGAGTGCGATCGAAACGCTTTCTAAGTCCTTGCCGGTCGCCGCGCTAATGTCGGTAGCGAGTGTGAGAAGTTCTTGAGAGCGTGTAACATCTCCGGTCGCTCGCGCTAGATTCGCGAAAGCCGGACGAAGTTGGTCGTCCGCGACTCCGATTTGGACGCTCATCTTGCCGATCTGGTCGTCGATGGCTTTAATCTGCTCGTTCGTCGCGTCCGTGTTCGCTTTAAGAGCTTGATTCAATAGTTCGAAACTCTTTTGATCTTCTGCCGCCGCTTTTACTGCTAGGCCGATGCCGGTAGCGATAGCGCCGACGCCGACGGCTGTTACGGCGGCGACTTTCTTAAACGATCCTCCGAGGCGATCGAGTGCGCCTTCGGCTTCTCCGACGGCTTTCTTTAAGGGTCCGGCGTTGCCGACGATGGAGACTGTAATCGGTTTAGCCATATAACTATCCTAGATCGTATTTCGTGATTAGGGAGTCCACGAGCGAGGCGTAGCGTTGAGCGACTTCGTTTCGGCGTGAGTCGATCGCATCATAGAAGAACGGATTAGGTTTAATCGCTCGCGACGGCCATCCAAAATGGATCGGGCCGGCATACGGGACGCCTACGCTTCCGGCTCTGACTTTTGCCGCTTTCTTAGTTGAGGCGTTTCGAATGTTCGCGGCGAGAGCGCCGGTTAAAACGGGGACATATTTTTTAGATTCGCCGATAATGATCTCGGCGACTCGTTTATTTGTTTCTAAGAATTCTTCTTTATTTAGATCGAGCGCATCCGTTGAGAGCTTGCGGAGATCTCTTTGAACTTTTGAAAGTCCCTCGATTTTGACGGCGTCCATAGGGTCGGCACGAAAGCCGAAAGTTCCAGAAGCCATAGTCTTATCTCACTCTCGTTCTAGCTTGCGCGTCTTTTTGTTTCTTTCTTCTTACGAGCCCATCGTAGATTAGATCTAGGACCTCTGGCGAGGTTTCTATTAGCTCATTCGGAGCGATACCGGTTTCTATTGCGAGCTCGGCGATGTATTCGCTAAACGAGCCTCGCGTTAGACTTTTGGGTCGTTGCCTATTTCCACGTCCGCGACGTTTTTCGACCATTCTTCGAACGGCTTGACGACGTTCCCGTTATCTTTGTCGGCGAGCCAAGCGAGATAGTAGAGGTGTTCCATTCGGACGTCTTGCCCGTTGAATGCGGCAGAAATGCCACACTTCGCCCATCTTTCGAAAGCGATAATCGCCGGCGGGTAGACGGGTAGTTCTACTGTGTTTCCATCGCGCCGCTCGACGGTGAGGCGTATCTTTAGCACGTTTTAATTTACGCTACGGCCTGCACTATTGAGCCGCCGGAGTAAGTCAATGTGATTTCGACGAGCTCTCCGACGTTTACTACGAGCGGGGCTTGAGATAGGAAGCCTCCCGTATGGGTATACCTAGGCGAGCTCGCTCCCGGAGCGGCCGCGAGAGGTTCGTAAACGATAACGGAAGTAGTTCCGACGTCGCCGAATGCGAATTGAATCGCTTCGGCTGTAGCGAAGTTTCCTAAGAGAGTGAAAGTAGTTTCCGAGTTCTCCAAGCCTGCCACGTTCTCGACATAGGTAGAGGCGAGCGTAGTTGAATCCAGAGCCGGGACCGTCTTCGTCATAGTTATAGAGCGAAGTTGGTCGTTAAAGTCGGTTCCGCCGACCGTGAAGACGGTAGCTTTTCCGAGTTGGGTTACTGTTGCCATAATTCTATCTTACTCCGTTTCTTCTGTAATAGTTTTAGCATACTTGCGCGATGCTTTAGTGTTTTTAGTTTCTTGAGCGATCGCGCCGATCGCCAAGCTTTTAAGAGGTTCTACGCCGACGGCGATTAGATCCTCGTCCGTTACTATCTGGCCCGGATTAAACGCTTTTAGACGCGATGAGATGACGACGTAGCTAGCCATTAGCCCCAGAGCTCCATCGTGTATCGGTAGGCGAGCATTTCCACGCCGCTAACACTAACGGAGATCGGCGTCGCTGTAACGACTCTCGAATTTGAGACGGTCGCGACGCCGTTCTTAGGTAAGGTCGGCGCGGCGTCTAGTTTTGCTTTAATCGAGCTCGCGCCGGTCGCCGTCAAAAAACTATCTAGATAATCTTGAGCCGATCGTTCGGACATTCTGCCGGTAATAAGAATGAGGTCGATCGAGCCTCTATCTAGGCTATTTGCGAGCGTATATTCCCAAGTGATAGAGATCTGGCCGATCACGAGAGCCGGCGGGACTAGGCCATCCGGGATCGTGTCGTAAACTCGTAGCCCGGTGATATTCACGGCCGCTTTTACGCCGTCTCGAACGTCGGACGGAATCACGCCAAGACTTCGCGACGGTAAGGTCGGACCATCGCTTGCACGTCGCGACCTAGAGGCGACATTCTGATAGCGCCGAGTTCCGATAAGCCGAGAACGCCGCCGACACTCGAAGCACGTTTGACGAGATCAGTCGAGAGAATGAGGCAAGCTTCTTCGATGTCGTCTGGAGGTGTGCCGTTATACCATCCAAATTTGGCAGTTACTTGAACGCCGGGACGAAGATTAACGGGAGACGGGAATAACGTCGTTCCGACCATCGTTACGATCGTAAACGGTCGCTCTAATTGTGGAGCGTTCACGGGGTCGAGAATATAGTCCGTGTTTAATGTGAGAGTCGTTTCGAATGTGCCGTCTCCGCCGGTGTCAGTTTTTACGATGAGGCCCGTAGTCGAAGATATGTCATCTACGAATAGACGATAGAAGTCGGTCGCTCGATATTGTCTTGCGGTCGCGTTCGCGTCTGCCCAGAATCGGCGATTAGTCATTCGGTCGATAGATCTTGAAGCGGACTCGATCGCTTTTTCTATATTGACGGTCTCGTCGGCGGTGATCGTGCTCATCCCCGTATAACTTTGAAAGGTCGCTACGGTCGTATAGCCATTAGTTATAGCCATCGTTTAAGCGCCTTTCTTTTTTTTAGCGACGTTCCTTTTCGGTTTAGATACTAGTTCGCGGTCTTCTTCTTTGACGGGTGCTTGCTCGGCTCGCGGTGTTTTATGTCCCGTCGAAAGGAGTCCGTCGAGCCGAGCGAGCTCTTTATCTACTGCTTCGACGCGATCGGTTTTACCTTTTGCAAGATATCCGGCGCGTTCGGCGATAAGTGCTTCGCGATATTTGTCGAAGTTAAAGCCCATAGTAGAGATCTGAGGTTCTTTCGGCGACTAGACAAGGAGTCCGCTAGTCGCCGAAAGAAAGAATCAGAATGTCGGGGTTACGAGGCCCGTTCCGTTGATCTGAGCGCCTGCTAATGGCCTTCTTTGAGCCGTGAAAGCGGAGAACCCAAAGAGAACGATACGGATCGCGACTTTGCCGTCTGGTTGTTCGAATCGAACGTATGTCGGCATTTGTGGAGCTTCCCAGAGGTGCATTTCGTCGCTTGAAACGACGTAGATCACGTCTTGGTTAGTTCCGGCGCCTGCCGAAGTTGTTACGTTTGCGTCGGTGATAACCGGCAATCCGAGAAGCGAGTATTGTCCGCTCTGACCGTAGCCGAGACCGCTAAAGGTGCCGGCCGCGTTCATTGGACCATTCGCGTTAGGCACTACAAGCGGACGGCCTGTCGTGTCCACGCCTGCCAAGAGAAAGCCCAAGCGGCGCGGGTGCATAATGACATAGTTCGGGCCCTGAAAGACGTTCGACTGAACTCTCTGGATCGCATCTACGATCTTTGGATAGAGTTCGGCGACTGTCGGGCTTGCGTCGGTGTATGTAACGCTCTCAGTGAGAGCGGTAGTGATACCGGTCGGTTCGCCGCTTGAGCCTGATCCGTTGAGGACGCCGTAGTCGAGTTTTGTGTTATAGGCCGAGATGAGGTCCGCGAGGACGACTTCTTCGATGTTCGCGCCGCGTAGGATCGCCTGCTTCGAGACGTCTTGCATACCGGCGATGGTGTTCACGTTCACGGTAAGGAGCGTGTCGTCGATGTTTGTCTCTTGCGCGGTGTCATTCTCCGAAGCTTGATAAGCGACGCCGGTTCCGGTGGTTATCTTCGAGATATTGACCGTCATACCTTGAGCCGGGAGCGGATGCTTTCGGCAGATATCCGCGACCGGACGACCGGCGCGAGCGAGTGGAGCGTAAAGGTCGATCAAGTATTGCGGGACGACAAGGCCGGCGAAGTTAGCCGTTCCGACGTCGCGCTTTTCGAGTCTGACTTCACGGTTATAGCGAGCGATTCGCTCTGTTGCGTCTGTGTCGCGTGAGAACTCCGACGAGATGGCGTCGGCCAAGAACGAGAACGATCCGCGAGCGTGATAAGTCGGTTCTTCCGAAGTTACTTTCCATCCGCCTACTTGACGGGTTTCCGGTGTTGAAACTTCTACCTTTTTAGCGAGCTCGATAGCGGCTTGCTTGCGTGTCTCGATCTCCGAGACTTGTTGAATTCGTGCGTCGAGCTTCTCAATTTCGAGAGCCAGAGCGGAGACGTTAGCTACTTCTACGTCGTTAAGATCGCGATCTTCTTCGGCGGCGCGGTTCAATGTCGCGTCGATGAGTTCATTCTTTGAATTTCGCTTCTCTTGTAATTGTGTAAGAAAGTTCACGGTTTTAGTCCTTTAGATTTGTCGATTTTGGTTTATCGAGGTGTCTTAAAGATCTGGCCGGGTGTCGATCTTGTCGAGGTGCGGCGATAATTCTTTAGAGGTGTCGTCTCTATGAGTGTAGTCTGACGGTGTTCGAATTTGCAAGCATTCGATCGGACTCTTGCGAGATGATCTTATTAGCCCAGACTTTACCGGGATCGCCTCCCCAGAGAGCCCAAGCGATACGGCCCGCCGACGGATAACCGTTCTCGTTCGGCGAGAATCCTTCGCCTTCTTTGTCTACTTCGTGCCGGGCGAAGAACGATCGCATTCTTAAAACGGTGTCATAAGAGAGAGCGCCGTTTATTATGTCGCGAGCACGAGCTACTCCGATCTCGGTTCCGCCGCGACCATAGAGGCGACGCCATTCGAGGCCGCGTCGAGCTTCCGCTTTCATTTCTTGAGTCGGTTTATAGGAGTCGGCGCGTTCCGGTGTCGGTGTTTCGCTATAGTTTTCGCTTGCTTCTATTGCGGCGATTTGTGCTTTGGCTTCGCGTCGGCTTTTATGGCAGAAGACGAGGCTTCCGTCAGATTCTTTGACGACGGCGTAACCGTCTACGCATTCCGGGTTATTTGTCTCTATGCGATATGGCATAGCGACTAGTCGAGATCGGGAGTTAAAACGATGACGTCGTTCGTCGAGGACGCCGTTACTGCGTAAAGAGTTTGCTTTGAGGGAATGTCGAAGTCTTGATGATCGCCGCCGGCGATGTGATAACCGTTTGAGATTGTTACGGTGCTATTGCCGACGTAGATAACTTGTCCGACGGCGTTATGAATGTAAACGGTTCTAAAGATGTCGTCGGCCGCCACCAATAAGGTCGGTGAGGTCGTAACGTTAACGACGACCGATTTCATTTTCTGATCTTCGCGAGAACGTTTTCTAGTTGAGCGAGGTTCGGTTTTTCGATTATTTCGCGGACCGCTTGAACGGATGCGGCTTCGCCGTAGGCGCCGAAAGTTACGAGCGACACTTCGGCGAGATGAGCTTTTAATCTTTCGACTACGCCGGTAGCGGTTTTGCGATCTTTCAACGGTTGAAAGCCGATCGAGAGATTAGTTAGGACGCCGTCTCGGACTAATTCGAGCGCTTGATCGCCGAGGTCGGTTTTTGAGATACGAAATTCGCCGTATAAGCCTTTTTTATCTTCGCGTAACGTCGTCGCTTTGCCGAGCGGTAAGACTTGTTGGTCGTGGCCTTGCAATAGTTTTACGCGGTGAGCGGCACGAGTTACGGCCTCGAATGCGCCCATTCGAAAGACTTCTATTAGACCCGGATGGATGCGGGCTTCGGTGTCATACGGGACGCAAATTCCGCAAATGGTCCGACCGTCGCCTTCGGCGCGGACTTCGAGATCGCTTTCAAATTTTCTAGTTTCTAAAGCCATATCTTTATCCTATTCGTCTAGCGGTTCTTCTTCGTGTAATGCGACTTCTTCGACTTCTTGAAGTTCTTCGCTAGTTGTCTCTGGCTCGCCGATCGGCGGACGGTTCTCGAAGTCTGCTCTTACTTCGTCCACCGTTAAGAAGCCAGACTCGAGCGCGATTTTATGAGCCTGATAGCGGGTAAGAGTGTCGGATCGAAGTAGTGCGTCGGTGTTAAATTTCGCATACTGCCCGCGAGGAAGTAGATCCGTGAACGCCGACTCGATACGGGTAAGAAGCGGCGTGATCCCTCTTAAAAATTGGAGTTGTTCTTGCTCGACATTCGAATAGGTTCGCGACGAGTTCGGCGCTCCGAGATAGTAGCCGGGGAGTCCGAGCATATTTGCTATTTCGGTGAGACTGAATTCTCGCGATTCGACAAGTTGAGAGTCTTTAGCGTTGTCGCTTAATTGTTGGAATTTTGTAGTCGAATTAAGAACGGCCGGCTCGCGTGAAGTTCCGCCGTAGTGCCGCATCCAGACTGCTTTAAGCATATCTGCCTCGTCTTGAGTGAGGTCCGCGTTATCTGAGTAAAGAATTCCGGTCGGTTGAGCTCCGCCGTCGAAGTATTTCGCGGCGTAAGCCTGCATCGCAAGAGCGGATCCGATTCCTTGACGTTGAGCGGCGACGACTCCGAGGCCGACGATCTGGCCGGGAAGCGTAAAGTTTTTAATGTGCATTATGCGATCGGCTTCGTAAATTTCGTCCGCGATCCTGTAAGTTAAACGTCCGGCGACTCGCTCAATATGAACTCTCGTAGGTGATACAGGGTAAATAGATTCGGGGTAGCCGTTCGCGCCGATGTCGCCGAGGATAGCGATGTAGTTTCCGTGAATAACAAGAGACGCCGCCATAGCGGAGATCGTTTCGATCCTTGTCTCGTTCGGGTAAGGCCGCTCCAAGAGTGCCGGGATCGGTTCGATTCTTACGTCGCCTCTATAGGCGTGAATCGGTAGAGCGCCGATCGTGTCAGAGATCAAAGTAATGCCACGCCATAAGCCGGGGATCGAGAGCGTCGTTCCTTCGTCTACGAAAGTTCCGGCGTAAACGGTGTCGTAGTAACGCGAAACGCGGCCGAGCGAATCGACGTAGGCGTTCGGTTGGGGCATAGGGAGAATCCCTTGACGCTTTTTTAGACGGAGTCGGTCGAAGATAGCCATCGCACTAAAGACTATATCTTAGACGATAGGCGTAACGGGATTAGAAGATCAGAGATCGCGGCTTCGTTTCGATTTTACGATGGACGGAATGGTGCCATCCGAGCGTCGCCGCATATAGCGGAGTTAAGTCGGCGTCGGTGTTCATTCTGGCCCAGAGCCAAGACTGACCTAGCGGACGTTTCTTAGCGTTAAGGATGGCGTCGTCTAGAACGCTCGAAGTTTTGACTTTTACGCTTCGGTCGAGGATCGCGTCATAAAATAAATTACAGGCCGAGACGACGTCTTGCGTTCGATATTTGACGACGTTTACTTGCAAATTTTGGAGCGGTTCTACTAGAGCTCCCGCCGGGGAGTAGCCGTCTACAATGATCGGAGCTTTCCATCGTCGCGAAAGTTCTAGGCATCGTTGAGAGATCCAAGCTACGCCGGGCCTTGAGTCGATTACTTCGATTCGGCCTTGCTCGTCGGCGACGACAATAGACGCGCAAGAACGATCTAAAGAGACGTCGAGTCCGAACGAGAGTCGTCCCGCCGGAGCTACTTTCGCCGAGTTGCACGAATACCACACTTTTTCTGGGATCAGTCGGTCGTCTTGATTCGTCCAAGTGTTTAGATAGCTTCTTCGGAAGTCGGTTAAAGTCATCGTCGCGAGCGCGTGATCTATCGTTGAGGCGTCGATCGTCTGGCCGAGTGCCGGCATACACTTAGCCCAAGTCTCCGGATCGAACGGATCATCGTCCGGATCGGCGGACCATTCGAAGTAGGCGACGCCGTTTATTAGCCCGTCTTTTATAGCTTGTCGTCCGGCGTCTACTTTGCGGCGAAGAAACATAGACTCCGAAGTTCCGGCCGTTGAGACGATAAGGATCTGGCCGTCTCTTTTAGTTGCCATCGCCGGCAAGAGCGCCGCTTCTCGGATGCCTTCATAGTCGGCGAACGCTTCGTCAATTACGGCAAGCGAGAGCGTTTTACCGTGTCCGGCTGTAGGTGTAGACGGGAGAACTTGAATTCTCGATCCGTTTCGAAAGATAATAGATTCGTTTCCGTTGGCGGTGTAGATCCGTCTAATGGACGGCGCGAGCGTCGAATTCTGTAAAGCCGGGACCTGATCGTCCATTAGCTTACGTCGCGCATCGAATCCCGTTTGAGCTGTATAGGCGATGGCTTGCGGACTACCCCAAGCTAAAGCGCGATGCAATTCCCAAGCTAGAACTAGAGCTGTTTTGCCAGACTGACGAGGGACCGTAACTACGATCTCTCGATAAGCCGGCGTGATCCCGTCGTCTAAGACTTCGAGGCCGACGTCGGCGACTAGCCTCTGCCATTCCATAAGCGGAGTCCCTAAACGTGCGGCGATCGCCGCTAGTTCGGGTCCGCGAGTTTTACGACTCGGATTCCTTGCCGTCGCGTAACGCGGCATCGCGCCAAATTGAAGCGATGACTTCGTTAAAGTCTTCGACGTCATTAGCGCCGACCTGCCGAAGAATATCCTCGGCTTCTCGATATTGTCTCCAGAGATTCGCGTTCTCTGGATGCTCGTCTACGGCGCGAGCTAGAAGCCGGCAAATTTCGACGCGAGCCGAATCGACTTTCTCTAAACGGCCAAGACTGAACAAGGCTTCGATTAAAACTTCGATCGCGGCGACATTCGAGCCATAAGAGATAGTCCCGGATTTCTTCGGAATATCCGTAGTTTTCTTTTTTTTGCCGGGATTCTTCCGAATTTTGCCAGATTTGCCCGAATTCTTGACGGCCATAAAAACCCCAAATTATGCGACTAGAGAGAGAACTGCTAAGGACTACGTCGGGGCAGATTCTAATTCTCATAAAAAAACGACCCGACTTTTTATTTCGTGAACGCTTCGAATTTACCATACTCGCGACGGCTTGCGGCGAAGTTGGTTCGATCGAGTGCTATTGCACGTCGCGCAAGAGGCCCGGAGATTAGTCGGCTCATATTTGGAGCCTCCGTAGGCGAGAGGGACTATGTGATCTACCTGAGTGGCGATCCCTCGACACTTAGCTAGTCCGATGGTGCATCGAAAGTTATCCCTCTGGAGTATCTGTAGCCTCGTTCGTTTCCATAGGCCATCGTTGTAGCGATACTTACTTTTCTTTTCCACGTTGGCGGCGTCTTTCTTTTAGTTCGTCTTCGAATAGGTAAATTACTAGAAAGATGACGATCGCATAGATAAGGATCGTGTAGACGAGCGACCAGAGCGCCCAAATGAGAATCGCTAGGTCCAAGGTCCGAAGCCTTTGGCGTAGGTGTATAGGGCGAATGCGGCTTCGAGGTTAGTAACGGGGTTGAGTAGATCGTCGCATTCGTTGAGGATGCCGAGAGTCTGTAGGTATCCGTTCGGATAATAGCGGGTAGGTTCGCACCAAGAGCGACCGTTTATTTGTGTTAGCCCGTAGTCGTGAGACTTATCTTTGTTCAGTGTGCGATTAACGACATAGCTTAAGCATCTGGACTCTCTGTAGATGATCGCGTCGAGTGTCGGTAGTTCTTGCCGGGTGAAGCCGACGTTTAGGATCGTCGTCTCATATTGAGGGCATCGTAAGGTCGGGCGTTTTGTTTGGACGGAGTCGCTTTCTATTACGCGAGGGGGAAGCACGTTAGGGAGACGATAAGCGGCTCCGTCCGCTTCTAATGGTAATACGGCCGGGGCGCTTGCGATAGCCATATCGACTAGAACGGGCATCCAGAGGACTCCGGCGATGACGGCCGCCATACGATAGCGGAGCTTCCCGTATCGGTGAGACGGCGCTTTCCGGAGTCTTCGATTAGGCCGACTTCGGTTAGTTCTTGCCGGCGTTTCCCGGCGCTCGATCGAAGAATCCCTAGATGTTTCGCTAGTTCGTAGTCTGTAGCTTCTCCGAGTTCTTTTATGGCTTGCCAAATGAGGGTCCTTTGGTTAGGGCCTCGAACGCTTGCCGACTTTGCGGCGAGGTGAGACGTATCCGGATCGGTGCTTCTAGCTAGTCTAGTCGGCTCGAAGATGAGCGCTAAGTTCTCAGTAGACAAGATCTACCGTCGCTATGTTCGTTGATTTACGTTCTAAATATCTTTCGGGTAGGTGTAGCCAATAGACGTTCTCGCAATATGGGCAAGGCATCATCGGACGGGGCCTTAACTTTTGGACGACCCATCCGATTACGGTTCCGCAAGCTTCGCACTCGTAAAACTCTCGTCGAATGCTCACGACTCTAGCTTTCCGACTCGTTGTTCTAATTTGATTATCGCGATAAATAATTCTTCTAGTTTAGAGTTTTTAAAGTCGCGATCGACTGCGGCGTCTATTGTGTCGCCGAGGGCTTTTTGTATAAGTTGAAAGAGCGCGGAGAGTTGTTCTTCGATGAGTGTTAAACGTGCTTCTAGTTTTGTTGGTAGCGATAGATGAGATTCTTTCGCCCATTGTGCGCGATAGTTCTCATAAATTTTTTCGGGATCGTAGTCCGGTCGGTCGCTCATCGGCTCGTCTTTCGAATAATGACAAATAGTAAAAGTGTGAGAATGCTTACGATCCAAAGACGCGCCGCTAGATCTAATTTCATACTTGCGCCGTTTCTAAAATTTGTGTCCTTCGATTAGCCCAATTTCCGCGAAGTAGATCCTTTTGGAAGTCTTCTAAACTTTTGTCGTTCGCGATCGTTTCGCCTACTGCCATTAGTTCGGAGACGGTGTTCGCGTCGGCGATCATCTTTAAAAATTTTTTAACGCCGATCTTCGTAATGGAAGCGTCTTTCGTGTCTTCTGCCGTTTGAACTACCGGCGGCCTAATCGGTTGAGGTTTTGGTGCGGATGCCGGGATTACGGGAGCTTCGGTCGCTCTGGCTTTAGCGCGAACGACTTCGTCGAGGCTCGCTATTTGTGATCCGTGATATCCGGCGAGCGCAAGAGCTCGTCCTACTGCCGACGTTTCGCATACTTCGAGCGCCGAGGTTTTGTTTATTTGTGAGGCTCCGATCGTTTCGTGGGCGTGGCCGGTTGCGATCGGATGAGTGTCGCCGGCTTTGGCGTAGATTTCGGCTTTGAAGATCCAGAAGCCGGAGCCGCCTTCGATTAGCTGTGTGGCGACTCTGCCGGACGGATGATCCGTCCAGAAGCGCTCGAGTCTTTGAGCGACTGTCTCGTAATTTTGTAGGGCCATAGTTTTATCCTTTCGACATTATCTAGATTAGCCGAGAGTTCTTGCAGAGTGTGGGATACCCTGCTACTATCTTTTTTGGAAGCACACTAGGCCGTTACCCTTTCGCACGGGTTGGGGCGTCAATACGCGGGAACGCGGGTAGATCGGCGCGTATAGCGTCGAGGCGCTGTGAGAATAAAGAAAGAGGTAGTCCGAGTGAGGCATCCGGACGGGGGCTTTTTTCTTTTTTTTTCTTTTTAGGTCGAAGCGTCGCGAGAGCCACAATAAGACGAAAGTTTCTCAATGACTCGGACCATCGCTTGAGGAATTACAAGAATATGATCGAGGTCGCCGTCCGGGGTTCGCGACTGATATAAAACGACGTGATTCTTTTTAGACACTTCTTCGGGGAGCATCCATCCGACCGAAACGATTAAATAATCGCCGTCATCCAAATTAAGTTTTTCAAAGTCTTGCCATTCGTAAGAATCGAGGGAATGCGCGTCGGCCCAAGTTACCGCTACTAGTTGATCCGAGTTACGGTTAGTCGAGCCAGACAACATATTCGGCCGTTACTCTCGGCTTTTCGGAATCTATAAAGTGAAGTCTTTGAGATGGTCGCGAAGTTGCCGCGACGAACGCTTTCGCGTAAGTGTTATCGGACTCCGGGGAGCCCGTTACGAAGACTCGACCGCCGTTCGGCAGAGGGAGAGTCATAACGCTATGGAAGTGTCCGCAATACGCATCGGTGAAGCTTTCGCCGAGAACGCCGGATGCCCAAGCGCTAACTTTTTTTATTATTCCGTAAGCGGGTATCGCGCCGCCGTAAGAGTTCACTTCGTCGCCGTGAAACAAGAGAGCGCGATAGGCGTCGCCGACTTTGACGAGTTGGTAGAAGTTCTCGGAGGCTTGCCATCCGATATTTAGATCTTTTACTTTGTCCTCGACGATCCGGTAGGCCATTCGGTCGATGTTGTCGGCGGCCGGGAGATCGCCTTTTCTTCCGATTCTTCCGTGATTACCGAATTCGCACACTACGCGAAACGTCTCAAAGTTTGCCGCAAGTTTGCGGATCATCGTTTCTAGGATCGTCGTTACTTCGAAAAGTTGATCGAATAGGTGAGCTTCGACTTCGTAGCTTTGACCGGGAAAGACGGTTAAGCCTTCGACCATATCTCCGCCGATCATAAGAACGCCTTCTCGGACCGGATGGTGAGCTCTTTGAATTTCGGTTAAATGTAAAACTTTGTCGGTAAATAATTCTATTCGACTTCGAAGAATGTTTAGATCGAATGACGTAGTTTTTTTGCCGGCCTGATAGTCGGTAGTGTGAATTAACGCAATTTCGCCACGACTAGAACGACGATCTTTTTTAATTTTAGGTAAAGGCTTCGGGCGTCCAGATGCGAGAGCGGCGTCTTTGGCGGCGCGATAGATCGCCTCTACTAGATCATCGGTTCGGCGACGGAGTTTCGCTTCGTTTTGTAAAGAGCGACGTAAAGCTTCGCGTAACTGCTCTAACTCTGTAGCTTCGTTTAGTTCATTTTTTAGCGACACTCGCGGCCTCTCGAAGCCTCGATCGGTATCCTTGAACCGCACTTGACGAAGCTTTAACTCCGCGTTTATTCAAAACATTAGCGATCGCCCTATTCGAATGATCGTAACTAACAAGAATCGCTATCCATTCTTTGCGATCTTTTGCGTCGAGTGATTCTAAATAAACTTCGACTTTAGATTTTTTATTTGTGCCTTGCGATTTACTTTCGGCTCTTAATTCGTCGATTAAATTCACTAGTGAGATCCCCGTCTGAATGGTCGTTTAGATGCTTCTCTAGTTTGCCATCTACCGACACCATTTTAGAGGATACTTTTTCAATGCTTAAACGAAGCTCGCCAAGCTTCTTTCGAACGGTCGCGTGATCGTCGCTATTTTCGCGTCTAGCTCGCTCAATTAGGACGGCCGGGAGCCCTGCCGCAATAGTGCCAAAAGCACCTATCAGAGCCACTAAGACGACGTCGTTCATACTGTCGCCGGGACGATCCCTCTAAGGTCGTTCCAAGCCTGATTTACGGCCCGCATATTGCCCAATAGGACCGGTGAGACTTCGACGTGAATCCACTTTCCGCCGGGCGCCCCGTGAATAGTGAGCTTCTCGTAGTTTTGCCATTCGCCGCGCTCCGCTTTCCATCCTCGGCCAAAAGGCGTAGGCGTATAATCCAAAATAAGCTCGACACCTAAAAGCTCGGCGTTAGCGACAAGAAAATCTATGAACGCTAAACACTTCTTCCGGCCTTCTTTAACGCCGGTGAAGCCGAGATCTACCGCTCGGCCGGTCCCGTGAACGGATGGCGTAGTTTTGCCGCGTTGCTCCCGAACGACCCAAGAACCCAAGTTTTTTAGTCCTGATACTTCTACGGCGTTTCTAATCCAGATGTCCATCGTCGGACGTGGAGCTTTTACGTTGCCGTCGAATCCTGTATATTTGGCGACCACACTTAAACCTCTGATCCGCGACCAAAAGCCGGATCTTTAGAGTTAGACCAACGCATAAGCGGCGGCAGTATTGCGGCGAGCGCCGCTTTCCCTAAATCCTCTGGAGAATAGTTTCCGGTCGAAGCTACGGCGACGACTGCGGCGATCACGCTTCGAAGATAAGAAGCGATCATCGCGTTAAATTTTGGATCTAGTTTCATAATTTTATTCTTCCTCTTTTATTTGAGTTGAGCTCGCCCCGCCAATATAACCGACCGCGCCACCCATAAGGGCGCTTCCCATAGCGGTTAATAGTTGCGTTGCGGCGTCGCTTATCGGATAATCTTCGCCAAGTCGAATAGCCAGATAAAACGATCGGCCAAAATTGCCGATCGCAATAATAAGAATTAAACTTACGGCGCCTCGTGCAAGAATAAGCGCGGCGCGTTCGTGAGCTTTATAGTTTGAAGATGCTTTACGCATCATTAGCCAAATAATGCGGCGGCTTCGTGAGCGGTTAAACCTAGTTTGTCTAAAACCGCTTGCTTGTCCGCTAATTTTTTTTGTTCCGCTTCAATCAACTTT